CTTCACCAACTCTCTGCATCATATATGCTTGCACATGAGGCAGCCGCAAAGCTTTACTGGCTGTCACTCTCCCGCTTTCACCGCTGGCGTAACCGGCTTCATGCGCGGCGTCCTTGATAGTGCAGCCAGTTGCTACGAGGGTATCCACAAGCCGCGCTTGCTTGTCGGTTACTGTCAGCTCTTTGCTCATACTCATCCTCATCAAGAACCCCCCCTGTGTCCCCCCCTTTTCTGGCACAGGACATATCTCTCTGTCAACGCACATTAGCGCACACAAAGCACTCACAAAAGCACTCACAACAACCTCTGTATCAGGCAATGCTTTGCTGATGCGCATCGTGTGCGTGGTTATCCGTCTTGCATATACGCTTCCATGCCGCTTGCTGGTAACACCCCCTCGGATAGCCTGCATGACGCACTTCGTTGCGTGGACGCTGCGCTGTCAAACCGTCCTCCGCACCACTTGGCTTCGCCAACCGTGAGGAGGTTTGATCCTCGCCCCGCTGCACGTCATTGGTCTATCTATCGAGGGGGCTTATCCCCTCAAGCTCAACAAGGAGGCTTATCATGAGCAAGACAACTAACCACTTCACTTCAGCTTTCAGCGCAGCATTCCCTGATTGTCACAGAGGTTCAACATATATCACTCAAAACCTCATCCGCAAGGCGGTAGAGCAAGCCGAGTGGCTCCTAACTCAAAAGACCAAAGATCGTGACCAACTGGTAGACGATATGGTGCAGATCATGGGTGCGGATCAAGCACCGACAGAAGGTACACTTGCCATCTGTGCCAAGTACGGTGCAGTCAGAGGTGCCATGCACTTCGATGACATTGCTGCTGACCGCATCGATGAGCGTATCACAAACATCGAGGTTGAGATTGAGATGCTTGAGCAATACATCAAGCAGCACAAAGATGCTTTCAAATCTGTAACTGGTGACGAGTTCACAGCTAAGAGGAAGCAAACACAGTCACAGGTAGACCCGAAGCGGATGGCTGAGATCCGTAAGAAGTACGCGGCGTAACACGCCGCACCCAGCCCTTCGGGGCTGGGTATTACATACCCTGAAGTTCCCTCGATAGCACGCCAAGAATCTCCCGCTTGGCGTGCTATTTCTATGCCGCAAATGCGGGGCATGCCCCCCCAACTTGAGCGTCAACGCAACTATCGTGTAGTTTGTTCGACCAACTTCAATCATTTTCAAGGAGCTTGTCATGTCTAAATGTGCATCATGCGATCAACGTAATGCATTCACCTATTGTCCTGACACTGACGATATGTATTGCAGTGACTGCTATACACAAAAACTAATTGATGATGAATGTTACTGCGATGAAGATCGCGGTATTACCTGTCACTTACACATGGAGTAGATAACTATGGAAATACTGCTACAATTTTTAACTGTTCTCGCCTTTGTTGTGGGATTCACCGGCTTCATTCTACTAACGATTGATGCCATCGACAGCTATGTAAGGAGCAAGTAATGAAAGCCTATATCGTAGATCCATTCACCCAACTGGTCACTGCTACCGAATACAATGGTGACTATAAAACAATCATGTCACACATCGGCACTGGCCGAGCGTTTGATATCGTCCGTCTGTATCACACAGATGACTATGACTATGTAGACGATCATGTCTACATCGATGACGAAGGATTGTATGTTGACGATCAATTCTTCTGGATGCACGCCAACTATCCCATGCCACTGGCTGGGCGTGGCCTGATCCTTGGCGGCACACATGATGGTGACAGCACAGATGTCAGTACCAGTTTGAGTACCGTGACAGAAGATATCCGCATGATCGGCAATCGTTTCCAACTGCAAATGATGCTGCAATTCTCCAAGGCTTACGACATGCCATCACCTGATGGATACCTTGAAGACTATCGGCCATTCGTATGGAAGCATCACGATTCACCGATGATTACTAGAGATGCTTCTTGAAATGTTGCACATATGCATTACAATAATGATTATAAGGAGGCACGAACATGAACTGTAAGTATTGTCTTGACAGACATGACGGCTGGATCAGAGAGCCAGACGGCTATGGCTGCGTACAGTGGACACACTGCGTATGCATGCCAACTGATCCTATTAACCATGAAACCACTGGAGGTAATGATGAAAACGAATCCACCTAAATTTACACGGCAGCACTTTGAGTTTATTGCAGACTTCTTTGGTCCGACAATGAGCGATCCATGTCAGGCTGTTGACTACGCTAATATCCTCGAAGAAACAAACCCTCGGTTTGATCGTGATCGTTTCGAGGCTCGTGCTGTTGCAGCATGGGAGGAAGTGCATGCTGACAGCATCGAGGATGCCATCGATCAAGAGCAAGCCATGCTAGATAAGGAGATAAAATATGCCACAGCGATTTGATGATGTGTTCAAACAAACACATGCCGGTGAAGGCATGAATGTGTTCGAGTTCGATAGCCGGACGGCTCCATCTCAGCTACCGTCAATGACATGGGCTGAAGCGTGCGCGACCATCGGACCAATCGTGTCTCAGTACGCTCGTCACAAAGACAATGACGGTGACAAGATACATGAAGCATGGGCTACGATACTGAGAGGTGTGTGATGCTGATAGAAAAGCACATACCTATACCGCCTCGAACATCTCATTTTGTTAATCGAATGGAAGCTGGTGATAGCGTGTTATTTCTGACAGAAATCGAAGCATTAAGAATGCGAGACGCTATGCGCTATCGCAATGTAAAATATGCAATGCGTAAACTCAAAGACGGCTATCGTGTGTGGCGGCTGAGTTAATTACCCTATTGCTCACCATAGCATAAGTGCAGTAGTTTGTTTCGATGATTACATATATGGAACAACTATTAAACGCTGCATCAGATGCCAACGTATCTATACTGAAGGCATTCAGACTAGCAAATGTACCCACCAGCACATACTATAGAACCGTAGCTGGTGGGGATCTACGCTTGTCAACTGCACAAAAGGTTTTAGATGCGATCAGACTTCACGCATTACAACAAACCAAAAGCAATTAGTGACAACTGGCATGCAATTGTCAGTGGACTAATAACAATACGCAATGAACTTGGCTGGTCACAAGAAGAACTAGCTGACCGCATTGGCTGCGCATCATCACTTGTCCACAAGTGGGAACAATATAAACGTGTTCCTTCTAACTTCCTTCTGATATGCTGGCTAGATGCCCTCAATGCGAAGATCGAAATCAAAACAAAAAGCTGATCGCATCGGACAAAGTGCCGAGTGTGACTGCTGTCATTCAACAACTAGCTGGTATGTAATCACAGGTAGCAACATTACGCTGTGCTTATCATGCTATGAGGAAGAACGATGGGAACATCTCAGCGCAATAAAGGAAGCTACCATGAAAGATGGTGGGTCGAATGGTTCCAATCTCGCGGGGCCGAAGCGAAAAGGCAGCCTCTCTCGGGACAGTTGGGTGGAGAGTTTAGTGGAGACATCCAAATCAAAACCGAAGACGGAGTTTTGATAGCTGAATCAAAGTACCAAGCTGAAGGGCGTGGCTTTAGTTTCCTAACCAAGACACACAACGAACAGCCAGCAGATATCTATCTGCTCAAACAAAAGAGCGGCCCGAAGTTTATATGCATCGAGGCCAGCAATCCATTAGCTGAAAAGATAATTGGCTGGATCGCAGGGAGGTGAACGATCCAGCCAGAGGTACATGATGAAGGGGACTCTCCACAATCCCCATAATCATCATGCGTGATAGGTGTTGATTATGTCAACATCTATTTATATACTGCATACATGCAACACAAGGAGGTACGCATGAATAATGATCTGTTTGAAACTATGGGTTTGCCCAAGGCTGACCCACCAACACCAGCATACAAACTGGTACGCAAAAATGATCCACGCACAAGCTACGCAGCAGCAAACAATATTGATGTAAGCCAGATGGAACGCATTGTACTGCACACAATAGATATGTTCCAAGATGGGTGCATATCTGATGATGTGTTAGAAACCATACCTCAGTACAGGTACAGCACAGTTACCGCACGATACAAACAGCTAAAAGAAAAAGGCTATGTAATTGTTGACGGAACCACACGCAAAGGTGCTTCCGGTAGGCAACAGCTAGTCATGTGGTCAAAACAAAACTATCATGTTTAGTTTGATGGCTGATGCTATGAGGTCAGAGATCGAAGATCCTCTGGCTAAGTGGCTGCTTGTGACGCTATGCGATTACGCTAACGATGAGTGCATGTGCTGGCCTAGCACATTCACTCTCGCTAAACGGACTGGCATGGGGCGGTCAACTGTAGCCAAGAAACTAAACCTTTTAATAGAGATGGGTTACGTTAAACGCAAAGCAAATGCGTTTCAATCTACAACCTACTGTGTCTATGTGGGAGACAGACCTGTCTCTGACGTGGACAGTAACCTATTAGAACCTATTATAAATACTAAGAGGAAGCGCAAGATGGGTGTGCCTGATGATTGGAAACCTTCAGATGAATTGATTACCAAAATCAATCAGACACATGCCAGCGTTGTTATCAAGCATGACATTGAAGCAAATAAATTCTGTGACTGGCACCAGTCTAAAGGCAGCACATTCGTCAACATCGATGCCGCCTATAGAAACTGGTGTACAAAAGCTGTCGAGTTCTCAGCAAGCAACAGCACTCGCCAGACTACAAGAGGTAGCAAACCCAACCAAGGTGACACGCAGGGTAATCGATTCCGTAACTTCATTGCTTCCATCGGTGACAGTCAAGCATAACCAAGACTTCGAGATCGTTGACTTCACTATCGGCAAAGAAGATATCAACAACATCATCTCTGCTTTCAATAAAGTACAGCAAAGCATGGTGCCGCTGCCGACCACAGAAATCGAGCAGCGGCTAACCATGCTTGCTACTCTAATCATACTGCCAAACAACTTTGACCCTGACATGATGGATATCAAACGCAAGGCACTTACATCTGAGCTAGAAAAATATCCAGCAGATATCGTGACCTACTCATTCGATAGGGTAATAAAGCAAACAAAGTTCTGGCCTTCGTTTGCTGAGTTCTATCAGCACATCGAATGGCAGTACAGAATACGCAAATTACTGTACGATAAATTAGAATATCGTATTGATAAATATAAATAGAGATGCAATAATGCAGTATGTTTTGGGTGTGACTTGTGACGGCTTTGTCTGGTCGATAGGCGATGTGGTGTCACCCAAAATCACCGCGAAGCCACATCGCCATAGACTTAGGAGGTACTATGATTAGAACAGGATTTATCGGAGGGTCAGATCTTTACAGCATTATGCGTGGAGATTGGCATGAGTTGTGGAAGGTTAAGGTTGGCATGAAAGAAGCTGATAACCTTGACCACATCTTCAAGGTTCAGCTTGGTTCATACACGGAGCAGTTCAACATCGACTGGTTCTGCCGTGACACAGGGCATGACGCATCGCAGCAGCAGCAAGAGTTGAAGCGTGTCATCAGCGGTGTGCCATTCAAGGGAATGGTTGATGCGTTTGTTACATCAGAGGAAGGCGCAGTATCTATCCTCGAATGCAAACACACAAGCAGCAATCGCTCGATGTCTGACATGCTTGAGACTTACATGCCACAGATACAGCTATACATGGCATTGTCACATCACGATCAGGCTTACCTGTCTGTCATCTTTGGCAATGACATAGAGTATTGCGCTGTTGGTTACGATGAAGATTACTTCACCACTGTTGTTGAAAGATGCCAGCAGTTCTGGCAGCTAGTCACATCTAAGACAGAGCCTACAGGTGAGGAAGCAGAATGGAAAATAGACTGGTCATCTGTTAAGATTGATGGCCTTAAATCCAGAGATGCTAACGATGATAACTATTTCATGTCACTAGCACATGACTATGTGTTTACTAATGCACAAGCAAAGCAGCATGACATAGTTAAAAAGGAGTTGCGTTCCCTGATTGCGGATGACGAGCGTGAGGTGTTCTGTGATCTGCTTACAATCAAGCGTGACAAACGCGGTGCTTGCCGCATCACAGTCAAGAATGAGGTACATCATGACACAAAATAACAAGCCTACATCAACAAAAAATTTAGCAGAGGCACTGCTTTCCTTCCAGAAACTAGCCGTTGTTGCAAAAAAAGATTCAAAGAATCCGCACTTCAAAAGCAACTACGCTTCACTAGAAGCTGTGATTGATGCAGCTAATGAGGCAACCAAGTTTGGTATTTGCTTTACGCAAGAGATCGACTTCGAGTTCAATGGCGAAGCTGGCATGACCTTTGTTCGCACAGTGTTGATACATGCACCATCAGGTGAAGAGCGTGTATCACGCACACCCATCCGTTCTAAGGATCCAACAGATCCACAGAAGATGGGCAGCGGCATAACGTACGCAAAACGGTACGGCTTGCAGTCTGCCTTTGGCTTGCCATCAGAAGATGACGATGGCAATCAGGCATCGCAAAGCAATAAACGTGAAGTTAAGTTTGTTAAACCCACAGCCAATAAGGAGGCATTTTAGTGGACTATGATAATACTAACAGGGGGGCTGTGTTCCCCCCAATGGAGCAGCAACGCCTGTTGTTGACCGGCAGCATTGACATGGATGGCGAGGGCAAGAAGTCACTAGCCCTTGTAACAGACACAGACAAGCAAGGCCGTGATGTGTTTGTTGTGTATCAGCGTGTTGGTGTGTTGTATCTTAATGAAGACGCAACCGATTCCAATAAGCAGCCAGCTTACTCTGGTCCTATGGACGGTGACATGCGGCTTGCTGCATGGCGTGCCGAATCAGATAAGGGTACTAAATATCTATCCCTTAAACGTGAAGCAAAGCAGGGGCAACAGACAACGCAAGCTGCCCAACCATCGAAGCCGGTACTGACTAACGATGAAGTGCCATTCTAAAAACAACATGGGCGGGGATAATTCCCCGCCTTTCTAATCGGAGGTTCTTATGGGCAAGCAACCACTATTCAAAAGCAAAAGAAACAAAGGAACATATGCATCACGCAACCCTGAGAACAGAGGATGGACATCTATTATGGGTTACGACAATGCAGAACGTGCTAAGTTCTTTGCCCCAAAAGAAAACAACCTACCAGACGATGCCTTTGCAGATGATGTAAATGCTGACGATGACGTAGGAACATACCACAAACGTATGACCGAAGTAGAAGGCGGCTGGTCTTCACTAGGTGAGTACGAAAAAACCAACAAGGAAACGTGATGAATAGAAAATACTTTATTAACAAGCTCAAAGAAACTGTTGATGAACGTGGCAATGACTACGGATCACCAGCAGAAAATCTGCAAGACATTGCATCATTCTGGTCTGAGTATAAAGGCGTACAGTTCAGCGTACAGGACGTTGGCATCATGATGATACTGCTAAAAATAGCACGCATCAAACAAGACAAGCACGCAACAAGGCAACGCTATTCTTTCGATAGCTGGCTAGACATTGCCGGTTATGCTCTTGTTACTACCGAAGCGATTTACGATATTGAAGATAATCAGCACCTTCCTGTGGGTCAGCAAAGCACTGCACCCATGACACAGGACTAGGATTATGCGGGTCAATGATCTGCATAATTGCTTGCCCAAAACGCTGCTGTTCAAAACCTTTGGTGAACGCATAGGTGTCATGGTATTTGTAACCTCTAGCCCTTGCAAGCCAAGTTGTGGTTTCCTCTTCTACGAGTTCGATCTGTCCCAAAGCCCAGTTATGTTTATGTCCACTTATATACAGCGAAGCATTGCTTTTAAATCTCGCCATCTTGTTCTGAGCATGAAGCGCATTCCACTGGCTATGCCCAGGCATATCATGCGCCGCGTGAATGCGACAGTTTCTGCCGTTAGGGAATTGCAACTCGATTCTGGCTTCCCAATCCTCAAGGACAGCATGCGGGCTGGCAAGCCATTTAAGGGGATCACCCGCGCCAGACCACATATCATGATTGCCGCCAATCAAAATCATCGGCTTCATCTCGTCAATTAACCACTCAACAAGTTTCCATGCAGTTTTATGGGATGTGTCTTGCTCGCCATACAAGCGTCCTAGACGGCCTACCCAATTATTCTGGTAGTCACCTAGGTTGCAGCCGTATATGTTGTCCTGTGAGTTAATTATGGCTAAGTGAGAGCGTAATGAATCCCAATCGCAGTAGTTGTCATCGATGTGGGGATCACCCATCCACAACAAGCCGATTGGTTCATCCGATTTCATCTTAATCGGAATCCATTTCTTTGCTTCTTTATTAGCTTTGCGTTTTTTAAAACGACTATGAAGCTGATCCACTATCTGATCGACAGGGATATCATCTTCAGGCATCGGAGTAAGTTCGTACTTAGGATCTTCCTCGTCTTGTTCTGCTCGTTTTAACCACCGATGGATGGTTTGGAATGGAATACCACTAGCGTCACTTGCAGCTTGTAATGTTCCAAACTCTTTGTAAAGATCTTTAGCTTTTTGCTTCTGCTCATTCGTTATGGTCATTGCATTCCAACATCATTTGTTTCAACTCATCACCGCGAGACTTGATTTGTTGAAACCAGAGGGAATCTTGCATCTCCATTGCAGCACGATCATAGTCACGATCCTCTAAAGCTGCAATCATTTTCTTAAACCTAGAAAATCTAGGCCATCCAAGGTTAAACACCATCGATGCTAACACAAGCTGCGCTGGATGAGGCAAGTCACGCCACCAATCCATGCGATCATCAAGTTCATTGACGGCAACAGACACATCATCAGATAGTATCTGTAATGCAGCAGCTTCAGAGATTGGCTCTTGAAGGTTGTGACCGTAACCAATAGTAGGTACGCCAACAGTGTCAGTATACATAGTCAACATCTTGCCTTCATGCTTTGCAATTAAATTAGTTAGTTCATCAATCATTACTTGCGCTTTCCAATAAACTTAGTTGCACCACGCATAGCAAATGTCGCACTGACAATCAAGCCAAGGCTATATTGATACCACTCAGGCATATTGTTTAATGCAGTAAAACCATCAGCAACTATCTGCCTACCCCAATCGCCACAGAAAGCTAAGATCAATGGCACAGAAAAAAGCAGCGTAAGCCACTCATCTTTCCAGCTAGTCAAGCTACCTTCTGCCATGATCTTCTCCCACCCAGCTTCGTGGGTGGCAGCAACCTTCATGACTTCAGCTTCGGCACTTGCTTTAGCCACAGCTACAGCAGTCTTGCCCTTCTGTTCTTCTACTTTACGCTCAAGAAAAGAACCAGCTAGGTTAGCGATTGGATTGATTAGGGCTTGCCACATGATGTTTTCCTTCGTGATTCATCCACACTGCAAAAGCACCTGTCATTGCACCAGTAACAACAGACACAAGACCAGCCTGACTTGGGCTTGGGTCAGGCAATTCCATAAACCATTCAACTACACGCCAACTCATCAACGTCATAACAAGCATCATGAATCTAGGTAGTATGCGCCATTCAAGGATTTGTTTAGCACTCATTAAGACAGCATACCTTCTCTTAATGGTTTGCATTGCCATTTAATAGGCATTAAACCATGACCCATCTCGCCAATATTACGAGACATTTCCATAGCACGTTCTTTGCACTTCTTTTGATTTGCATAAGGACCACGAGTGTCATGAAACTCAATGCACTCAGTAGGTGCTGCTATCGCACAAGCAATTACGATTGCTTTAAACATCGCCTCGGCCAGTCAGCCTTTTGACTGTCTCAGTCTCCCAGATGCGCAGCAACCACCAACACAACGCAACCATTGCGGTAATCTCAGGCAGTGCCTCAAAGAAAGCACCAATAGTAATACCGCCAAAAGCTAGGTCAGCAGTTGTCTTGGTTTCTTCTGTCATTGTTATGCCTCGTCAGGCCAGTCATTGATGGGTGCGTTGCCAGTTGGGTTGCCATCAGCATCAACCGGCACATCATATAATGCCATAAACGCAGCCAAATCACTAGCCGCCGTAATCGCTGCCTCAATATCTCCACTGGCGTTGCGTACAGCCGCGCGGAAGTAAGCAACACTTTCCGGTATTGCTACTGTAGTTTCTGCTTTACGCACAACGTACCAGTCAGTTGGTGCTAGTAAGCCGCCAGCCTGTGCCTTGACTGTGGCAATGGCTTGTGACTTGAGGCCAAGCGTTACGACTTGATTGCCATTTTCATCAAGCAATGGATTGTTGTCCTCATCAACCTCGTTTACATCATCCAGTGCTTTAGCCACCCCAGCCGACCAGTAGAACTTTGAGTCAAAAGAGGCTGGGTCATCTTCCCAGACTAGCCCCTTGGCTGCTTTGGTTGCGTCATCCCAGACCATCCAGTTAGATGGGTGCTGGATTTGGTCATTGTCTGTCCACGCCTTACCAGCGCGGATAATACGACCTGAGTATTTATATGCCATTGGTATCTCCTATCTGGCGTTAGCGTATTTGAATGGTGATTCGGCAAAGGCGAGGTATATAATTGTGTTGCCTGACCCATTTTGACCAGTGTATGTGTTTGACACCTTGAATCCATTGCTTACAAAATCATATCCATCATTGCCAGCACCACCGTATTCTGCATCTGATGCACTTGGGTAAAGATAATTTTCAGCTTCGTTAAAAGGGTTTCGTGTACTGTCTATTATACTCCAACCAGAGGAGTTGTTGGTATTCTTAAACATAACCCAAGCTGGCCTAAACCCTGTGTAAACAAACGGCCCATCTGTGCTGCCGTTGCCTGTGTAGGAACCGACCTTGCTGAAGCCATCAACCGAATGGAAGGCATAACAAATGTAAGTGTTACTGCTGTCGTTGACATAACCGCCTGTGCCTACACTAAAGACGGTTGAAGTCGGGGCTGTATCATTGAAATTAGAAGCGTCATCGTAAACAGCGCGGGTATCATCTAAATATAGCCCTTTATGAAAAGGGTCAGAGGCAGCTAAATTATGATGACCGACAACCCATTGTGATGTAGCGTTACGCTCTTTGATTATAAGCATCTCAGGCGCACTAGACAAACCGTGACCTACAGTAGCGTTAGCCCCTGTGCCAGTATACGAAACAATGCTAAACCCTGCGTCAGTATTCGCAGACACTTGTGACGTTACACTGCCATCGGTATTGCTGACCGCAGTGCCGCCAGCTTTCCAGTTCCAAGCTACAAAGCTATCTCCTGACCCGTTTAAGCTTGTAACAGAACCATCAAAAGTAAATCCATCACTGTCAAAAGATGTCATCCCACCCATTGAAGCATTTTCTGCATTTGTTAAATCGCTAAACAACCCCTTGCCAACGCCCCTTACCGCATCCTGCAAGATATTATTGTCTGCGCCACTCCTCATTTTAATCCAAGTCCAGTCAGGCTGAAAACCAACACCAGTGATGCTCTGCGTAGAACCATTACCCGTATACAACACCGTATTAAAATGTTCCGACCCATCAATAATCGTACTCGTTGGAAGGTTTGCGGAACACAACGAAAGAAACCCAGACGGTGGCGCATAGGCAAAGTCACCAATGCCGTTGGCATCTGTGTTGCCGCCAGCGGTGGTTGCGCCAGCAAAGGTGCTGTCTTGACCGAAGTTGAGCGTATGACTAACGCCAGTAGTCGAACTGCCGTAAAATGGCTGCATTGATTCATCAGTTGGCACATCGGTAAATGCGGGATTAGACCCAGCAGCAGGGTCTCCAGAAGCGTAGTAAGTGCCGTTTTTACCCGCATAAAACTTTCCGTTATCCAAGTCAAAAGCAAGTTGTAATATATCACCTTCTGATAATGTAGAGCCGTAAGACGATTCTCCAGAGCCATTGCCAAATTTTTGCCCATCTGTAGCAACTCCCCAAATATCACTAAAAAAATAAGCATCAATTGTGTACTGCGAAATAAACTGGAATGTAGATTTAGCCATTCCAAAAAAGATATTAGTCCCAGTGCCAGCCGACCGAACTTCCCAGTACCATTTTCCACCAGTGACACCAAGTGTGCATCCAACGCCATTGTGTGCATTTGCGGGTGATATACCTTGTAAGTTGCCCTCAGATAATGTCATCGAATCGTTATCAAGAGGATTCATCACACAAAAGTTATTCGCCGGACTGTCAATCAAGCTATCCCGATAGTCGAGATTGTTAGGT